CTAAACAATCAATAGCTGGAAAGCTACTGATTATTTATTGTTTAGATTTGCCCTGATTTAATAAATCTTTCTTTAGTAACACAGAGAAACTCGAACATTTCCCAACCATGTTCGTCTAATGATTCAAGATCTAATAAGTTAAGTTCTAAATCTTTTAATACGTGGTCAATGACTGCGTCCTTGATGAAGTTGTTTGATGTTGTAATGTTCATATCATTAACCCCATTGAGCAGCCATTGCCGCCGCTATACCCTTGTAAGTAGTGCTTCTGATCTTCCATCTATCCTTAGAAGGTGGTAAGTAATGAAGTCTTTGAACTACTTTCTTTGGTAACCCTGAAATGTCCTTAATATCTGTTGGCTTAAGTGGATCTAATCCACGTAACCAAAGACCAGTCTTTTTAGTTTCATAGTGTCCATGTTCCCAAGGCTGAATATATTGGGATGGTTTGCCTATGTAAGATTTAGTACTAATAACCCCAACTGGATTTTCTAAACAAATGCGTGGGATGTCGCATTCATAAAGACGTTCAAAGAATTTAATGGCGGCTTGCTGCCGTCCGTCCTTAATCTTTTCAGGGAAGTGAGCCGCGCCGCTGATCGCTAAATCAGTACATGGCGGATGGAATATACCTATATCCCAATCACCCTCGATGAAGTCGAAGATGTCACCCTGAAAATGTTTGTTTGTTGGCGTGTCGCTGGGTAATAAGTCACAGCTCCACGCGTTATGTCCTTGCGCTGCGAATGCATCGCGAACAATGCCGCTATATTCACAGCCAACCAACACGTTTAATTTCTTCATTTAAGTAATTAATAATAAAGTTTTAAAGTTAGCCATTTAGTAATGGCAAGTGATGCGGCGGGAATCGAACCCGCCAAAAACCATTCATCAAGGCATGGTATAAGAAAGTGGATAAGTTAATTATTTAAAAAAGTATCAACTTTCTTTTTGCCGCCGCCGTGAGCAACAAATGCAACTACATATTTGCGGTCAGATTTAGAGCAAAGTTTGCATGTCTCGCACTTAGTTGGTGCGCATGTTTGCGCTGGGCAAACAACAACTTTGCGTCCATCAGGTGTAGTTATTTTTTCCTTGACCTTAAACAATTCTTGTTTCTTACCTTGATAAGTTACCTTATAAGATTCAATTGCTTTGTGATCGGATGGGATAACAGTTACCGCCGGCATTCCTTTATTAATTGCATCATCCGCAGCCTCTAAGGTTTCAGTACTGCAATTAATTGTGAAGCCGTTTTTATTCGCGTACTTAATAGCTTCTTTATTATGGGTATTAAGTAAGTGGTGGGTGTATGTATAACCTTTTGCGCCGGCTGACTTATTAGCATCAACTAAAGACTTTAATAGATCTAATCTTATTAAGCCATTAGTGTGAGGCATGTCACCGGCTTGGTTATGTCTAAATAATTGACCTTGCTTAAGTGACTTAATAAAGTCTGTAAGACCTTGCCAATCTGTCCCACGTTCGCCGCTGCTTACCTTTTGCCAATGGTTCCTTAAATGAAACCCGCTCTTTGCATAACATCCGCCGCCATAAAATGGGCATGTTGTAGGACATGAGCTTTCTTCTGTTGTTGTTACTGGGATCTTGCCAACCTTACCGTTTGAAGATCGCGCAGTAATATGAACTTTGACCATAATTTAAAAAAATAAATTTAAAATTTATCCTTATTAGAAAAATTTCCTAACGTGGATAAGTGGCAAACAATGACTTGAACATTGTTGTAAGCCTTTACTTATTGCCGTGTTTTGGGTCTCTTTAAAGGGTTTAGGTTGACTTGCTAAGAGTAGCACTTGCATTGCTGCAACTGGCTTATACTGTCCTCGATGGCATTCTTAAAGGTTTATCTCTTTAAGCTCCATTGTTAAAAGAGTGTATGTCAGATACCGAATTAATCCGGCTCATGTTTCTATTATGAAGCTTATTTCTTCTTAAGTGAAGGGATCAAATTATACATTTTTAACTCGAATCGGCCAAACTCCAGGTATAGTCTGGCTTTTCAGCGAATCAGTAGGAATTGCGTAGAAAATACATTTATTTAATTAATTGAGTGAGGGGAACAGCTGCAAGTATTATTACAAAATGTTAAGGGACAGATCCCCACTTAATGAAATTAAAAATAATATGCTAGCCAAAATTTCTTAAAATTAATAATTAAATAGTTTTTAAAGCTTTTCAACTATATTTTTTAATAGATATCATAATAAATTTCCCAAAACCCTTACTATGACTGGCTTGGGACTCGCTTCTATAGCGAGTAAGTTCAAAAATTGGCAAAAACGGCGACCCCCCTTGGGGAACCCGTCCTAGAGGAGGCGTTTATATATGCCTTCAGAAATTTATGTTATTTTTTAAAGACCCCTAACCTGGCTAATAGATATACAGTAATAACAATCCAAAAGCTAATCTCCAGACCTAAACTATTCATCCTCTTCCTCTGGGAAGTATCCAATGGTATATCCATTACCGTCTTCACATTCCTCTACTACTGCTTTATAAACAGTATCAGGATGTTCAGTCATATATGTCTCTATAGCTGTATCTACAGTTTGTTTAGTTTTTAAGTCTATATATCTGTTCTCTAAACCTATCAACATACCCAGTATTAAGAAGTTGAGTGGAGGGAAAGGAGTCTTCAGACTCTTATATAACTCTTTAAACGTAATAATCTTTAGTTTATGTTCCATATAGTTAAAGTCAGTGGAGAGTAGTGTTTTAAAGTAATATCATTCACGGATATTTATTAAAGGGGACGGTAGTTTTAGTACCTGTCCCCCTACAAGGGTCCACCCTTCCCCTGTAAACATAGGGGTACCCCCCTAAGTCCAGTTACTGACTGAACTTTTACCACCATTACCTCTAGCTTGTTGTCTCTGGTTAACATCCAGTCCAAGTACTAGATGATTTGCACTTCCCTGTGGGTCATCTAGGAACTGTTCTAGGATGTCATCCCACTCTTCTCGTTTACGTAGGTTGATCTGTTCTTGAGCTGATATAGATAAAGCATCGGTAAAGTATTTAACTCCCATAGCTAGGCAGTCAAGTCTGTCATCATGTTTAACGGCATACTTCATCCGACACATTCTGCTCATTTGGTAGAACAGCATGTATAGAAGCCTTTGTTCAGGTGCTGCTTCTGGGTTGGATCTATAATCCCAGTCAATAACATCGCGATTAACAATAAGACGATGTTGATTAAGAATAGGTTCAAGAGAGTCAATGATTCGGTCTTCTTTCCTAACATTCGCTCTAACTTCATCAATAAGTATTCGCTGTTTTGTTTGTTGAATATGTTTTTTAAAAAGTTCACTTACTATTCCATCTCCAAAGTTTGTCTCTACTACTAAAGTGGTAGCGTTATATTTCTTGCAGCCTTTTAATATGTCAAGCAAGGTAGCGTCTGAGTACCCATCTCTATAAGCTCGCACTGCATGAAGATAGAGAAACCCGTTCTTTTGGGAGATATAGCAAGCTGCCGTTTCGTCAGTTCCTCTTCCAGAGGGGTCAACTGCGCAAATTGTTTCTTGGTATTCTGTCCATTCACCTTGTAGTTGCATAGGTGAGTAGAAATAATCTCCAGGTAGCCCAACTGTTGGGAGGTCTTTGAGTACATTCCGTGGATCTGAGCACCATATAACATTGTCGGGAGCTTTAGTAGGATTAACACTGGTAACAATAAGGTCAGCCATCTTAAGAGGAAACTTCTCAGCGTCACTGAGAGACGTATCAAGCATGAACTGAAGCATATAGTTGCTTCTTCCCATAGATGCTTCTCTTTCTTGTAAGTCTTCACTACTAAACCTGTCTGGGTCTGTTGGTTCCCAAGGTTGTGCACCATTATCTATGTCTTCTTGTAGTTGTGGAGCTATTAATCCTTCATATGGAGTGATGTCTTTTGGGAATCTTGCCGGCCAAACAAATGGTCGATAATTCCGCTCTGATAACTTACGATAAACAGTAAAAGTAGTCTGAGGAGTCCCGAGATACATAATACGGCTATCGTCTTTCGGCGTAAGGATGGATTCGGCTTCGGTACAAAGTTGAAGTAATTTTTCACGCATTAATTCCGTCATACTGTTTCCTGGAACTTCGATGTCGTCCAGAATCATTAAGTCAGCTCTACTACCAGTCATCTGTCCCGTAATACCTACGGATTTAACTGATGGTGCTTGGTGAGGAGAGCAGTTAACGTCAAAGGAAATACGTGACCATCTACTATCGTCAGCTTTAGGCTGTAGATGTTTAAGCCACGGTGTTTCGATAATTAGTTTCTGTAAGAAGATACTCATGTTGTCTGCTCTTTCCTTAGAAGCAGAAATTATCATTATTTTCTTTTCCGGGTTATTAAATAGAGTCCATAAAACAAAAGCACCAGTAATCCAGCTCTTACCAACTCCCCGAAACGCCTGTATCTGTAGTCGCTTGGGACCACTCTGCAAGTAATCTGCAATTGCATATTGTGCCCTCGTAGGTTGGGGTAGATCCAGCTGTTCCCATAATGCTTGCAGAAACAGCTTGAAATCCCCTTGTAGGGCGGTTAAAACGTCTGTCATGTACGAATGTGTATAAATAGTTTAACGCCTCTTATGCGGCAATATGTTTACTTATTGTTTGTTCTCTAATCGGTCTATAACCAAATCTGTCTCTCATCCAAGAGAGCCAGTTTCTACTACCTTTATCCTGATTGCACTTTCTACAGGCACATACAACATTAGTCGTAAGATTTTGCCCACCTCTGCTACGAGGTTTAACGTGATCGAGTGTAAGTTCTTTAAATTCATAAATTTCTCCGCAATAAACACATGTGCAATTAAAGTGCTCTTTTACAGCTCTTCTCCAGAGCCTTTTAGAATCTGAACTTGTCATGGTTATTAGGTTGTGTAAATAATGTTTTGGACTAGGTAGTAATGGGGTCATGCGTATCGGTTTCTGTTCGTAGATCTAAGCTGTGCTCTTCCGGTGTTACTTTTCGGATTCTTATTGTCATGAGCTGCGTCTCTTTTATCGCCAACTTTTAACTTCAGCTTTCTCCTAAGACGCTGTGAACGTGCAATATGTAGCTTTGATTTTTTAGTCTTGTTGTATTTAGATTGATACTCGTTCTTAACCTTTTTGGCTTCAGGGTTAGCATCGTAGTACTTTTTAGAATCGCTTACCATATAGCCTCTTTGTGACTAATTCTGGATCTACTTCTGGTAATACCTTTGCCAGCTTCTGTAACGGGTTGCCATCAAAAGCAACACCTGAAATATCGTTTGTCTTCAGCCAATCACAGGCTGCTTTTAAATCTTGAGTAGTAGCTTCACCACTTTTAACTCTGGATAAAAATTCTTTAGTGACTAACTGGTGGAGTTCGTTAAATTGCTCTTCAGTTGCTTTTTTTGTCATTTTTCATAAAAAATGCCCCTTCAGAATCCTCTGTAAGGGGCTTGTAAATTTGTTTGGGTATACTTGTAACCCTCGGTTTTAGAGTCCTAAACCTTTTTTAACCATTGCTAATGCTTTGTCATCAAGATCGTTATCGCTCTGTGCAACTAATTTTTCAAGTAGTTCAATTACGAAAGTCTTGAATTTTGGTGACTTGAG